GATTTGACCTGATTGAAAGTCATTTGCTGCCTTCCAGAGGTAATCGTATTTGCGTTGAAGTTCTTTTGCGCTTACTTCAGCGGTTATATCGACAATTTCAATTGTATATTCAGCTTCGATTTCTTCAGTCCAGGCAGGGATTACAATATCCGGTTGAGGGATAAACTCGTCCCACGCAGGTACTACTGTTGGTGCTTGTGGAACTATCTCGTCAAACGCTGGAGCCACGATTGGAGGTTGTGGAATTACCTCGTCCCACGCGGGAGTCACGTTGTCGTTTTCATCTATAGATTCTTCGTGATGAACAATAACGTCAGCAACAGGAGTTACAACCTCTTCATGGTGAACTACCAAGTCAGGATTTGGAGTGACAACTTCTTCATGGTGAATAACTAACGGTTCTTGGAAGTTAAATTGCTCCGGGTGATTGATAACGTGAAAAGGTTTTCCCCACGCCTCTTTTAATTCACACTCTTCAATCCATGCATCCGCAGCTTCCATTGAAGGTAAAAGTGATTCTTGAACTTGACCGCTTAATTTGTTTGTTACAAGTATTTTAATCATTCTAGTAATTCCCTTGGCATATAATTGTTCCGTTTGTATCAGCAGCAGCGAGTGACACATTTAATGTGTAAAAAGAAAGAGTAGAGCAGCTTGAACACTGAAGAAGTGGAGCGTTTTGAAAAAGACCTACGTTTGAACCTGGGACGTTTGCATTACCAACACACTTGATTTTTGCATAGGTTCTTGGAAGGTTTATCGTATAAGCACCTGTACCTGTTCGTGTAATACTTGTTACAGCAGTTCCGATTTGATCAAGGAAAGAGCAAGGTGAGGCAGTACAAGCAGTCGATGCGTTTGTTGTTCCATAGCTAACGGTAAATGTATCTACTGCCTGGTTGGCCGATCCAACTACGCCGGGGGTTTGTCCGTATCCAGCTATTGCTGCAATCGCAAATGGTGCTGCTGTCCAACCAACAATTGGCACATCAAATTTAAAATAAACAGAGTCTCCTGTGGCGAATGTCATTGGCGCGGCTTCGGTAATTGCAGCCTGCGCAGAGCCGTTCCAATAATCAAGATTCACAGTTGTCGAAGAATTTCCTCTTACTTGTCCTTGCCCTGGATATGTTCCGGCACTTGAGTCAAAAACTTTTGTTATACCGTATGAGGTTCTTCCGTTACCAACTCCTCCAGGAACCTTTGCAACATCAATTACAAACCCAGATGGAAGCGTAATTGTTAAGCCTGTTGCAGTAGGAGCGCCAGTTAAAAGAACCATCCCTTCAAAATATGCTCTGTCTCCGTACCTAGTAACTGTTCCCGTTACTGTTGCATTTGAAACCCATGACATAGTATAGGCCGCTGAAGTTGCAGCGTAGTTTTGATTCTGAACTGAGTAAACTGCGTTTGATGCTGTTAAGTAATCGACGCCTTGTTTTTGGCAGATAAGATTAAACGGGATTGATCCTGAATCAGCTCCCGTTGATGAGTTAATCGTTCTTACGCTGACACTGCTTGATGATACCGAGGCAATGTTGGCAAGAATTGTACTTCCTCCAGCGTTGGTCTGAGCGGCCACGCAGTTTGGTGCTACTGTAAATATACCAGATGTAAATGTACAGACTGTTGGGTTAGCGGCCGAACAGTTTCCAGATATAAAGTCTTTATTTTCCAAGGTAACAGCGCCCGTGGTTGATACCACGTTCGCACTGTACATCATATCAAGCTGAAGATTTTGTAAACTCGGGTCATAGGTCGCGTGTGCGACATTAAGAAAAGCAAGTAATAGTAAAAATAATAGCTTCATTATGACTCCACTCGAATAAATTTAATTTTCCCATCAATAATCATTCTTCTTCTTCCTTTATTTGGAGCTGGTTTATCTGGGCTGAAAGAACCAGAGTTCGCCTTACACACGCCAACCGTTCCAGTGTTCCACGACTCTCTTCCTTTTGTTTTTTCAGATATTTTTCTTCTAGTTTCTTCTGAAACAGCGTGCCCCATTAGCTTTTTGCTAGAGCTCTCTCTTGCTTCTTTTGTTATAATTCTTCCCTTTAGAGAATTGCTTCTTTTTACCCTTGTTTCATCGGAGCACTTGTGACCACCCGGGCTTATGTTGTATCCATGTTTTTCATTGGAAGAATCGTATTGAGCAATCCAAAAAATTTCTTTCTCGTACATTTCATCCACGTTATTGGCGACGTCTATTTGTTCAAACACAAAGTCGACAAGTTCAAACTCTCTCATTTTTAAGATGAAAGAGTGAATGATGTTTCTTTTTGACTTATACTCTGCCTTATAAGAAGCAATTCTTTTTTCGAGCGACGTCGTAGTGCATCCGACATAAACCATTCCATTAATTTTATTAGTTGCTTTATATATAATCACAAAATATCCCAGCCACTTCCGTTTGACACGACGGTTAAGTTTTTGTATTGAACCCCAAGCGTTTGCGTAGTTACTCCGTCAATTGTTTGCGAAGAAGTCGTTGCAATTGTCACTGCGTTTACAGAAGAATCAATTTTCTTAATATGAAATACTTCACCCGTGTTCCCAACTGCCGTTGGAAGAGTGATTGTGATTGCCCCTGAAGTTGCATCACCACGAATAATATCGTCTGACTGAAGTGCCGTATAGTTAGCTGTTTTAGTCGCTACGTTTTTATTATTTGTAGTTGTCCACGCAGTCCCGTTGTAAAAGCTAATCCCTTTCATGTTAGTATCGTAAACAACCATTCCTGCAGTAGGCGATGCAATCGCGTTCTTTTGAGCGGTTGTCATACGTGGTGGCATAAAAGCTTTAGTCGTAGAAACAACATCTAAAATTGCATTGGCGTTAGGAGACGACGTTCCAATCCCTAAGTTTCCTAAATAGTCAATCCTCATTCTTTCTGCATAAGCAGTTGTGCCTGTTCTGTGCCCAAAAACAATACTTCCACCTGCCGTATTGGATACGTTCCCGATAAAGGCTCTATTAACCGCGGCACCACTTCGAGATACAAAACTAAGCAATGCAGCAGTTGCGTCAGTTGTGTCTAGGTTTTCTATTGTTTGAAGTACGTTTGCAGGTATGGCAAGTGCCCCAGAGATTGGTGTATATGCAGTTGCATTTGTAGTTGCTGCATGAATAAGAGTTCCAGGAGCTGATGTACCTATTCCGACATTTCCACTTTGATCAATTCTCATGCGTTCAGCATTTGTCGTAGATCCTGTTGGTGTAGTCCAAATGGAATAATAACTACCATGCCCTGTTCCTGACCAGGCCTCAGTTGTTTTAGCTAAAACAAATGCACCTCGCCCATAGGCTGAACCATCCCAACCATAAAAAGCGTTATATCCCAACTCAGTTCCAGAGGTTAGTGAAGCTGTCGCATCTCCAGTCGTTCCTCTTTTATAAACACTAAACCCACCACTAAATATAGAGGCAAACTGATAATAAGCGGTCATTGCTCCAGCTGAAGTAATTGGTCCATTTACATCAAGAGTGGTTGAAGGTGCTGTCGTCCCAATCCCTACGTTCCCTGAAGTTGTCATTGTAAATAAGTTATTCGAACCTAAGTCCGCATTGGTTCCGATCTTGAATTTATCTGAGTCCGAATTATCAATACCCATTGTATATCTTTGAACGCCCGTTAATAGGAAGTGAGCCAGGGCATCCCCTGTTCCAGCTTGTTCAATTGTTAATCCGTTTGAGTTACCTGTTCCTGTGTTTGATTCATATAACTGCACAAGTGAGCTTGGAGCGCTTGTTCCAATCCCAAGCTTCCCATCACCGCGAAGTCTCATATATTCAGTATCGCTAACAAACCACTTATGTCCAAAAGCAGATGAAAGGGCCGTCCCTGATCGATAAGTTAAATACCCCTCTGCTCCGGTTGGGCCTAATCCAAACCCATAAGCAGGAAGCCCAGACGTGCTATTAACATTATGTAAAGAGAGCCCTACCGTTTCGGCCCCGCCAGAATGGAACCCTTGCAAGTTCAATAAAGACAAGGGAGCTGTTGTCCCAATACCAACTGAGCCGCCGGTAAAACTAGCTGCATAGTTATTAGTTGCTCCAGTTGTAGCCGCTACATTTAAACCGTATGAGTTAGTGATATTGGTTACGGCCGAAGCTGGAACCCATAAAGCACTTGAGTTTGTTATCGTCGCATTCGTCCCACCATTTGAAGGGCCGTCAATTACAAGTGACGCTGCATTTGTAAGTGTCGAAGCTCCAACGAACGAATGAGTGCTTGGTGAGATTCTAAAATCTCTTTGAGTCGATAATGTTCCAGTTGAGTGTTGCCGAGTCTGTCCCATGTTGAAATAAACATTCGGAGCCTCTGTGGAAGCCGTTAATGTCGTATCTGCTGCACCAGTAAACAAAAATCTCGTTGTAGCTGCTGTTGTGCTTGTAGTTGGAGTAAAAGCGGTTGGAGTTCCTGTAAAGGTTTTTGCCCCCGCTACGGTTTGTGCCGTTGTTAAGTCAACAAAGTTCTGAGTTGCCGATCCTGTCCCACCGTTAGCGACTGGAAGGATTCCAGTAACGTCAGTTGTTAGATTTACAGGGCCAGTCTGGTTCTTTGTCCAATCTGTATTAAGAGCACCAGTCTTTAAGTAAAGATCCCCGGTGGTCAAATACATCGCTATTGACCCTTTAGGAGCAATAAGGCCAGCGGTTGGGATAGTTGACGTGGTTAAAATCTTAGCAACGCCAAATAGGTCAATGTTGGGCTTTAAAGTCTTAACGTCGCTCCCACTAAAGATAACCGCATCGGCGAAGATCAAGGTGGGAATTATTAAGAGCGTGATTAAGTATTTTTTCATTATTCTATCCTAATAAGTTTGCAACAATTAGACCTTCCGCAATTGTTCCCGAAAACGGCCCGGCGGTTGCCTGGAGACACTTTACAGAAATTCTTGAACCGGATGGAATTGGAAAATGCACTTCTCCGTTGAATCCTCCAGGGGGAACGTAGATCCTATCAACTTCAAACCCAGCGGCACCGATTGCAAGTATCATTGCGTATCCGCCAGTGTCCATTAACGTCAAATGATTGACGGTTGCAGACGTTGAGGCAATAAGCTCTGAGTATGCTGCGTTTGTTACACTTGTAATTGAGTAATCTCTATAGATCTTGTCAACGAGCGTTCTTGTTCCCGATGCTGCAGTAACAGCGGCCAATACGTCTAACTGGGTTGCTTCCGAGGCAAGCCCTGGAGCAGAAATAGAACCAACCGATCTAATAGGTAAATCAATATAAACTGAAGCCATTATTGAGCCTCCTTTGTGTTAACGAAAGCATCAAGAGAGCCAGTTCCAGAAGTTGCAGTGTAATGAAGGCGTGCCATTAGGTATTTAACATCGCAGACATTATAAAAAACATCTCCAGCAGCAGTAATTGCTTCCGTTGAGTCTGGCAATAGCATCCAATCAATCGCGTTGATACTTACCGAGATATACATTGAACCCACTGGAGCCCCAGTGAAAACCGCATGAATAGAAAACCCGATTCTTTGAGCTAGTGTGATGTGTTCAGAGACAAAACTGCTCGACATGTCCGCGTCTTCAATCAATCTATTGCTTAATTGACTAACCATTATTATCTCCTTACTCCGACAACCCTAGGCTCTTCATATCCTGAAGCCTTCCCATTTTTCTCGAATGCTGTTATTTTTCTTATTTCTTCATTTGCTTGTTTTTCTAAAAGTCTTTTAATAGAAGCCTTATGCAATTCGCTCTTTGCATTGTGTGCCATTGAGGCCATAAATAGCGCGCTTAAGAAGTCGTCAAGCGGCTTAAATCTCTTTGCTATAAATATGATTAACTTGATCATCGATTCGCCTCTGTTTGCTTTTGAGTTGTTAAGATGTTTCCTATGTTTGACCTAGAGATTGGGCCAGTAGGTATTTTGGAGACCTTTCGCTCTATTGATTTACCAATGTCCGATGGTTTTAAGTTTCCACTTTCAACCGCCGCCTTACCAGCGCCCACTACTCTCGCGGCAAATCCTTTCAGTCCTCCAGTTGTATCGCTGAATAAGCTATAAAGTGATGCTCTGTTTGGAACTAGTGGTTGATTTGTCTTGTTTAGGTAATCAAGGTTTTTAATTAAGTTATTGTATGCCTTTTCGCCCATAGCATCGACCATAGGTTGTCTTATCTTTCTTAAAGAGTTTATGGCTGCAGTTGCTCTTGCCACTCCTGCGCCACTTAGTTTCTCTTTTAGGATTTCCCCAACGTGAGTTACGGCCATCTCTTTAACTCGATCTTCTCCGATCATTTCTTTTAATTTCAAAACATGATTAGGATTAGACATTATTCTTTTTACAAAGACAGCTTCGTTGTCACCGTCTGGTATAACCTCTTTAATAAAAGCTTGATAGTCTTTGTATTTTGCGTATTCGCTTCTTGCACCTTTAAACACCTCACCAAGCCTTGGGTGTTCTCTATTTAGAATTCTTTGAGATGTGTCTTCTAGTTGATCAACAAACTTATATAAAATCCTAGCGGAGTTACTTCCCTCGTTCTCTTCTGCTATTGCCTTTACTGTTCTTCTTAGTGCGTCCACGGAAACAAATGGAACGGTAGGGGACTTAGACCTCTTTATAGCGCCCATTCCTTCAAACAATGCGTCTTGAATTAGCTTAAACTCACCGGGCGACAACCCTATGTCAGCAGTATATTTTGTTCGGGCACCGTTTGGAGTTATCATGTTATATTCCGCTGCGAAGTCACGATACTTGTTGAAAAAGGTATCCTTGCCGACCTTTGCATTTGCACCTAATTCATCAACGGCTTGGTACATAGAAGACGCTGTTTGCTTTCTAGCGTTGGTCATTTGCGCGCTCATTGCCTTTACGGTTGCACCGTTTTCAAATGGATCATGGTCAATATCTAGGAATTTACCAACGACTTCTTCTAAGTTGTTTTTTACAGCACTTAGTTGCTCATCGACTCTTTTTCTTATCTTTGAACCAACGATAGGCGTGTCCATTAACTGTTGTTCTGCAAGAATCGCCTTCCCCGATGCTGCTTGTGCATAAGTAGGAAGCGGAAGTCCTTGCTCAGTTGCTATTTTTGAAAGTCTTTCGAACTCTTGTTGAACCATTGGCCTTGAGAATTGATCCGCACCGGGAATCGCTTGAGACACAAGCTCTTTTCCTACTTGAGGAGCTACTTCTTGAGCAACCTCTTGAGCGACTTGCTTTGGCTGAAAGAAAGAACGTATTCCAGGAATGCTTTTAATTGCCGGAACCGCCGCATCTGCAAGCGCCCCACCTATTGGTGCAGCAACCGCTGACATTCCGACTTCCATTGCTCGCTCTCCAGGAGTTGCAACCTGAGGAGTTCCGACCGCGGCACTAAGGACTTGTCTTAATCCTGAACCAAGGGCACCGCCGACTGCACGTCCTCCAGCTAATCCAAGTGCGCCTGTTGCCACCGCTCCTGGCCCTGTTGGAGCACCGACTGCTAAACCAGCAGTTCCGCCCATCATTCCTCCGATTGCCTCGGGGATCATCTCTGGTAACGCACCTGCAAACTCTGCAACGTCCGTCATTCCAAGTCCGGCCGCATTCGCTGGGCGATAAGCCCCCTCTTGCAAGACTCTAAGCTCGCCCTTGTTATCTCTAATTACATTTTCAGATCCGAACTGTTGTTTAAGCAATGCTTCTCTGTTTGAATCAATTGGTTCAAGTGCGTACCTAGCTCTATCTATAATACCAAGCTCTGCCTCGACGTTTGACATTTTAGGAGCCGCTAGTGACTCCAATTGGGCAAGCTCTTGCTGCTCAGAAGCAGTGAGTCCACTACTTGGAACCCTGGCAGTTGCCATTGCCTCTAATTGCTTTAACTCTTGCTGCTCGCTATAAGTTAAGGCCATTACTTCACCGCCTTCGCTCTTAATTCTTGTAATCTATTTACTTGTTGCTGACTCAACCCACCCTGAGTAGTTGATTGTGTCCCGATTTGGCTTAATGGAGTTCCCTGTCTAATTGCCTCCATTGCCTTGTCGCCAGCTTTAACTCTTTGCCCTAGTAGTTCAGCGTAGTCACTTACTTGGTCAATAAAGCCCGGCAAATCTCTTCCAATTCTTAAGCCCCCTGGGCCAGTAATGTTCCCCATGGCATATTCTAAATAATCCCCAATTCTCTTAGATTCTTCCGCTCCAACCGCATCCGATCCCTCGGCGGAGTTAAGCAGTTTTAAAAGTCCTTGCCCAATTTTTATCTTTTGCTCTTCTGTTTTATTTGGATCGTTAAGCTTAAGCAGTGCCTCGTCCATTGCGGTTTTTACCCTGTATAAGCCAGTGGTTCCCTTAGCTAATACCAACCCCTGACCCTCTCTTAGTTTTTGATCAAACTTAGACATTCCAGGAGCGGCCTCTTGCCCAGACTTCTTTGCCTCAGCATTGATCTTTCTTATCTCCGCAAAGGTCTTTTGTTTTTCAAGCGGTGCCATTGTTTCTAACTTGTTAGCTTGTTGGCTTTTATAGTTAATGTCGGCCCGCTTAGCTTCTTGGTCTAGCATTTCTTGCTGTCTCTTGGTTGCCATTTCTGCTTGTTTAGCTTCTGTATATGTCCCAAGTGGGTTAACCGGACTCATTTGAGCTGGAACCGCTGCGTTTAGAAGTTCTTTTAATGAAGATTGCCCTGGCATAACCGGGCCGGCTAGCTCTTGCCCATATTGAGCAGGTTGAGCTGGAGCTATTTCAGTTTGCTTGTACTCGCCTTTAAGTTGAGCAAGTGCTTGGTCTGGGTTTGCGATCCCCATTTCGTACATTTTTAACTTTGTTTGAGTATCAGCAAGAGCTTGCTGCCTTTGAGTTAGTAAATCAGCTTGTTTTTTTGCCTCATATCCGGCATATCCCTGAACCATACCCTGAAGGGCGTTATCCATTGCTTGTTGCCTTAAT